GCCTTTATTTACCAAGGGTTACTTGAGGCGCGCTCGCAGGGCAGAGCGGCGCGCTGGACTTACCCCCTCAGATGGCCAGCCACCGTCTGAGGCAAGCGACTCGGAGATTAGTGAATCCGAAGCCGCGGGAGTTGGAGCTGCTCCCAAGCCCAAAATCAGAGTTCCAGGTCGTACAGCTGAACAAGCTCGGCCCACTCCCGGCAACCAACATGTCGGGGCCTCACACCCGCCTGCTGACCATGCAGGCAAACGCCCATTTGTGCCTAAGCCTGCCCCTGAGGTCCACGTGCACTTTGAAGGCGACGTCTTCTCGAACCTGGTGAAAGCTGCGGCAGCGCCACCAGTAGTAGTAGAGACCCCCAAGGTTGTTGTGAGGCAACACCATGCAAGGCCCAGAAGCGTTCGCGCAGGCCTGCTCAGTCGACTCCGCTCAGCCTTTGCTCTTGAAGGTAAGGACGTCGTAAACATGATCGCCCAAGTGTGGGAATCGCCAACCACTGGCAACATCCATTTCGGCGGCATCCTTGGGGATGCCATTAACCGAACTGGGTCAAGCCGAGTGGTGAACGAGGCCCAAACGGTCATGTCCCAGCTCCTGGCAGCCAGGATGGGATTCGCCTTTGCATCTGGCACGCCCATGATGTCAGTCCTTGGCGATTTTTACGGCCTCTGGAGCGCAGTCATTCAAACTTTCATCGAGCAGTTGTTGCTGTCTGGTGGACCTCCTTCCAAGGAAGGGTGCGTTCTCGATAGTGATGGTTGCGAAATTGAGAGTTTGCGTGCAGACCTGAACTTCAGGGAGAAGCTGGAAGCGGCGGTACCGCTTGTTGGAAGCTACCGGGGCAAGCCTTACCAGACTGCCCGCTACACGCTCTGGAACGAGAGCGCCACTGATCCAACTGGGTTGGACTCGGCGTACTTCGTGCCGGAGCTCTTTGCTCACCTTTGCGTGTTCAGCTGCCTGCGTAAGCGCACGGTTGAGCTCGCCCAGATCCTGCGTGGCAGGGCTGCGTCGTGGGCGAAGGACCGCGATATCCCGGATGAGGATATCTTCACCGCAATCCC